GTAGGTATAAATGGCATATACTTATTCCTCTAACAAAAGTTTCAACTTAGTGCAATTCCAGTAGTGCCCTGTACGTATTGATCTGCTGCATCTTTTTTAGCAACTCCCATAGCAATAATATGCTGCATTTTAATAGTAATAGTATCCGATCCATTTAAAAAAATAAATGGCATCATGCCCAGACCCTGTGCTCCCACAGTAATCATTAAGGGCTTATATATTTTTACTGCATCCGCAGTTTCTTCTTCTAGTCTAGCGATAATTTCTTCACCGCTGATCAGTTTAATACTAACCGGTTCTCCGGCTTTTATGGGTTTTGATAATAGCATTTTTATCCTTTTCTATTTGCTAATTGATTAACATCTTGTTTTCTTCGAGCGTTTTCTCTTTCAAGAAAACTAATTTGTCGACTCATTCGAGTAATCTGATCCAACAGTTTTTTAACCTGCTGTTCCAGATTTGAAATTTTTTGATCTCGTGGATCAAGAGGCATTATCTACCTGTTCCTCAAAGAATTTTTTCAATTCTGTAAATCCACCGATCAATTGATCATCAATAAAAATTTGTGGAACAGTTCTTGCTGTGGGAACAGATTCAAGCAATTGTTCTCGAGTATAACCATCGCCAATTTTACGTTCTTCAAACTCTATGCCTTTTTGTTTCAGTAAGGCTTTGGCCTGATCACAATACGGGCAATTGTATTTGCTCCAAATTACCGCGTAGGTCATAATTTATTCTCCTGTTTCGACTTCAACTACAACACCATCTCCTACTAATTCTTGAACAATATCTTCAAGGTTAGTGGCAAAGTCGTTACTGGTTAACCTTTCTGAATTGGCTACACTAGTTTTTTGTAATTTGCTTAATTTGATTATAATAATTTCTTCTTGTATTTTTGCCATATTTGTTCTCTCATAAATCTGGTAATTGATCATAATCTACAGCATCACTCATTACACCGATAACATAATTGGTACTTTCGTTTTCCTGTAGAGCAGTTTGTTTTTTATTGATATTAACATGTTTGTTAAACCAAGGTATAGGGCTAGTTTTAGGATGATCTTCCAGATATTTAATTCCGATATCTTTAAGACGAGTAAATGCAGTATAGTCTACAAAATCTTTCAATATTGTGGAATTTAATCCAATGACCACTCCCTTTTTAAACAAGTAATCTGCCCAACCTTTTTCTTCTTGAATCACTTCCATGTATAGTTTGTAGACTTCGTCTGCACACTGTTCTTGTAATTTAGCAAAATCACTGTCATCCTTGACCACATTATTGATTAGCCAGGCTGTCCACTCTGTGTGCAGTAATTCGTCTTGTAGAATAAGACTGATAATATTTCCATTACCGATATAAATTTTGTTTTCTACCATGGCCAATGAAGTAGCGAATGATACCATGAACCGTAGGGCCTCGAGAGCGTAGGATGCATGTAAGGCCATCCATATGGCTCGCTTGTGAAGAAATTCATCAACTTCTTGACCCAACTCTTTACGGCAGTTGAGAGTATGAAGATCTTCATAGTAGCGACCAATATTAGCAGCCATATTAACAATTTCAGCCGTGTCGTGAATTTTGTTGAACTCTTCTTTGGGCACACCATAAACATTCCTAATAATGTGACTGTAACTCTTTGAGTGAATGTTTGTCTCAAAAAAGTTCCAATTGCAGACCAGTGCTTCTAATTCAGGAATTGAAATTACTGGACTAAAAACTTGGCTAGGTGCACGACCTTGAATGCTGTCTAATGCAGTCTGGCGTAGTAGATTACTGGTAAAGATATGTTTAATTGCTTCGGAGGCGTCTTTATGATCCATTTTATCTTTGGTAAGGCTGATCTCTTCCGGAACCCAAAAGAAGCCACGGGCTAACTCTTCGAACTTTTGAATCTTAGGATATTTAACTTCTTCAAATCTTTGTACGGTTACCGGACCCTCTGGATCTAGAAACATTTTTCGTTTGAGGTAATTAGTCTGTTTACTGATATCATACTGTGTTTTACTCATGTCTCTGTCTCCATTAATAATTTCCGCTAGCGAGAACGATACGGGCGACGTGTTCCAATCTCTCTATATGTTCAAATGCTCTCCAGGGACTGGTATCGACTGCTACTACCCCGTGACGATCTATCCCCACAATCTGTGCATCCAGTGCACCATCTTCATAAAGTCCCAGAGCAGGAATAGTAGCATCTGCTAGTTCCTGGCTGATGGGAGGAATATTGGGCACTGTTTGTCCCACTCTAGAATATCTTCCCAATTCAGGAAACTCATTGACTAAATCATAGAGTTTTATTCCAGCATACATAGCTGCCACAGTATAAGTAGGATGAAAATGTAATACCACACGCACATCTGTGTTAATATTCTTTTGCAACCCATAATGTAATGGAAGTTCTCCACTGGGCTTTAGATTCTTGCTGATGTCTGTATACTCATCTATTTCATATCCGGAATTAACAAAAGGCGGAACGGGACTGAGTGTTTCCACCAATTTGATTTTCTTGAACATCTCCGGTTGAAGTGTTTGCTTTCTAACACCAGTGGGAGTGATAAAAAAATGATCACGGTCCTTCCATCGTATACTGGCGTTACCATCACGAGCGGTAATCCAATTGCGGCGATAAGCCTCTTGAAATAATTCAGATATAGTTTCTAACATTATATTTCTTTATTCTTATGTTTACAGTTATTGTTATGCCATCTATTGATGTTTGTTTTTGTTGTTTCCATTCCGCAATGATTGCATACTGCTTTATTGTTTCTTGTCTTCTCTCCGATATATTTTTTATGTTCTTCTGTTCTTATATAGGTTTTAACTTTAACTCGAACATACGGATCTATCTGTTCACATAATTGATATCGTATTTGTTTACCCTTACAATGCCCAAAATTGCCATCAGCGGTATATTTTATATTAGATGGGCTAGTCTGTAAATCATCAGCACAGTCGGTTAATGTGGCATATGATTTGCAAAATGTTCCATCTAAATTGTAAGTATACACTGCAACTCCCCTATCTGCAATCATTGCGGCCTTTGTCGAAGCCGCAATTTGTAATTTTTTCTCTGATGTATGTTTTTTTCCTAACATTCCCCTCGGATGGCCGTTTTCTTTTATATATGTCCTTGTTTGTTCGGACATTGCTAGTGCCATTCTTCTTCTAATCCATCCAAATAATTTATTGTTGATTCTAACATCGGTATGATGATTAGTCATCATCTGAACAGCATATATCAACCCCCTATGTCTGGGATTTAATTTTATTAACAACTGATGAGCAAGGAAATGTTCTTCAGGGGTTAATATCGCTAAATTTTCTTTATCATCTGTACCACCGAGACATTTTGGAATAATGTGATGTTTTTCAACATATCCTTCTAATACTCGGTTTTTACTTCGTTCAATTAATAAATCATAGTGTTTTTTGTAATTCATACTATTATTTATCAATTAAACAATAATACTACTATTATTTGATTGACTACAATTTACAGGCCTCGCAATCCGACTCGTCGTAAACAGTAACTGGTTGAGATACTGATGCATTTTGAGTTGTAGTTAACATATGTTTTGAATCAGTTTTAGAAATTAGGCTATAATATATCGTCTTCAGGCCCCACTTGTAGGCCAACATTAAATTCTTAGCAATCAAGGTTCCAGGAACTTTGCCATCTTTAAAATGTTTTGGAGAATAGAAAGTGTTGGTACTTAGACTTTGATCAATGTATGCAGCCAGTACTGCAGCGGTTTTCAAATAGCCCACACAATCAATTTGATCCCACATCAGTTGATAACGATTTTTAAGTCGACGATATTCCGGGACCACTTGTACAAAAGATCCTGCCTTGCTTTCTTTAACCGAAATTAACTCCATGGGCATTTCAATACCATTGGTACTGTTTAGCACTACACTACTCGACTCCACAGGAGCCACTGCCATTAGTGTAGCATTTCGAATTCCATATTGCTTCATACGATCACGAAGTGACTCCCAATCTAGACTAGGTGTGAAATCTGTTAGTTCGTTAACATTAGGATTTCTACGCTCCCAAGGAAATACTCCACGACCATAGTAAGTATGTTCACTGCGAGTACAGGCACCACGTTCTTGAGCCAGTTCAACACTGGATTCAGTTAAGTAGTAGGCCTGATGTTCCATCCAGCGTTTGACTTCAGCAAGACTATTCTCTTCACCGTATTTAAAATTACGACGTGCATGCCAATAGGCTAAGTTGGTGATACCTACACCTAGTGGTTCAAAATCTTGATTGGCCAGTCGACTTTGTACTGATAAGAAATCTTGATAGTTAAGTAGATTGCTCAAACTGCGTACTAATACACGACAGGCCTTTCTCATATCCTGCGGGTTACGGAACGCGCCCCAGTTGATCGACCCGAGAGTACAAAGAGCAATTCGTCCCTCTGGATCTTCAATACGTTGAAAAGGCTTGGTAGGGAGTAAAATTTCCTGGCACAAATTCGATTGATATATCGGGTCCACCGTGGTGTCAAATGGTCCTTGATTGATCACATTGTCAATGTTAACTAGATAAATTCGCCCAGTATCAGTACGTTCTTTAAGAATACCATTTTTAAATATTTCACCTGCTGATACAACTTTCTTTTTCTTTGTCTTATCTTGTTCATATTGCAGGTATAGTTTTTCAAACTCTGCAGTATTTCGATAGTATGCTTCGTATAGATCAGGCACATCATGCGGATCAAACAGTGTGATGGTTTCGCCATTTTTGTAACGACGCCAGAACAGAGCATTGACTACTACACTGTAATCCATCTGCCGAACACGAGTCTCCTCTGTGCCTTGATTGTTTTTAAGCACAATAAGATCTTCAAATTGATAATGCCATACAGGAAAAGTAACTGTACAACTGGCATTCCTAATACCACCCTGACTGCAACTGCGTAGATCTGCAAACCATTTCTTCAAGAAAGGTACTAGACCCGTGTGTTTAATTTCTCCATTGCGAATCGGGGCTCCTAAGGGGCGAATTCGACCAATTTCCAGGCCAATTCCGGCTCGCTTTGAGGCGTATTTGGCCATCATTTCGCCTGCTGCAAATATACTGTCCAATGTATCATCACTAGAAATAAGAACGCAGGAACTAAACTGTTTGGTAGTAGTTCCTAGACCTGCTAGAACAGGTGTAGCTAGAGTAAAGTGTCCTTCACTAGCGCACTCGTAGTATTCTTTGACTAGTTTTAATCTTGTTTCTTTGGGCTCATTGTGAAATGCTGTGGCTGCGGCTACGGCATAACGCATTTGAGGAGTTTCATAAATCTGTCCTGTGGCACGGTTCTGTACTAGATATTTTTCTGCCAATTGGGCCACGGCGGCGTATGTATAATTTTCGTCTTTACTGTGATCAATAAACAAATCAATAATATTCCACTCATCTTGAGTATACCATTCTAGTAGTTCAGGAGTATACATACCTAAATCTACATTTTTCTTTACAATGTCATAGATAGCAGGGGGAGTATAACTGCCATATACTTCTTTACGTAGCATACTGACCTTTTGACGACCTGCTACATATTGATAATTTACATTATTGATCTCAGAATTTTCCGATTCATCAATTAAATCAACCATGGCCTTGAGCAGCAACTCGTCAATGGTTTTTGTGCTCATGCCGTCATGCAACTCAATTTGAGCCTTGATCTCGATCATGCTAGGGCTAACACTGTCGATACCCTTACAAGAATGAGCAACCTGGCGTTGAATCTTGTTGATGTCTAAGGGAACACGATCCCCGTTTCTCTTGATCACTGTGATCATATGTACGGCCTTTTTAACGTTATAGGATGATATTTACCTTGGGGCTACTATTTCAATTAGGTTTTCAAGTCTTAGTGTGGGTAACAAATCACAAGACTGTACAGGACCATTATCATTGTAGTTTATAACCCATTGATCATCAACAAATACTAAATTATACTGTCTAGATTGACTAGAGTCTACTAGTGTTTTTATCTCGATTTTGGAATCATGAAAGTATGTAGTTAACTTTAAAGTCCAACCGATCATTAGTGCTTTAGTAAAATCGTCATACTTATTGTGTTCTATAATTTCCCAAGGTGTAGGCCACGATCGCTGATGGTAGGGATCTACATTTCTATTGTGAGGTATAAAGGGCGCAGTATGCCAAAAATCCCAGACATCCTGTAGGGGAGTTGAGGATTGATCGAGGCGTTGCCTATGCTCAATCCAAGAGGATAGTCGCTGTTCAAGAGGTAGAGTAAACATTTTAAAACATCAATATGCTTTTTTGAAGTGCGACGGCAACGGTAACTGCTCCAGGGTTGTTTGCCCAAATTTCTATCCATCTATTAGGTGAACTAACTACTGAATACCAATTGACATCGCTATCACTACCAGTCGAATAATTATAGTCATCAGTAATCGATGGACTGGGGGGTAAGAGTATTCCACCACCGACATTGATAGTCAATGTACCGGCCCTATATTGCGGCACTGAAGTAACTAATAAGTATTTGAGCTTAATTGATTGAAGATATAAAGTTAGAGGAATCCTCGCTATACAGTTCGATAACCCGGCTTCGATGACATTAGGGGTAGCGTAAGCATCGTCGATAACAGCAGCGCCTTGAATCAATCGATTATATCGAAATGTACCACTAATATTTTTTTGTTGATATTCATCTCTATCAAAAGAGTCATTAACACTTATATTTTTATCTGTAGTAAAGGTAATTACAGCAGTTCCTGTGGTACTAGTTTCTCCCCAGACATTTTTATAATTTCCTACATTGATAAATTGATTACCCATACTAACAAGATGAGTTCCGGTTGTTATAGTACCAGATCCTCCTACAGGAGCATTCTCGCCGATATAAATTGCCTGCTCTTCAATATCTTCAAATCGATTATTTGAAATTTTAGCAAATCTAGGTCCAATCAAGGCCAAAGAATCTTTAGGAACGTTGAATGCTACCCCAATCCGACAGTCTTTAAAAATAGAATCAGAAATAATGGGACGCATAATGTCGTGATTAGATTTAACACCATAATACAAATCACTAAACTCGCAATTTTCTATTTTAACATTATCGGACGTCAAAGACTCGTAACCCAGTATTTCTACTCCAGAGTAGCTGGTGTTAATAGAATTCACATTTGTACGAATTCCTTGGAACTTGACATTTCTAATTATAGAATTACTAGATGCGGCCATTTTAATCAGACTTAGTGCACCTGTTACAGTGCTCAAAGTACTGTGCTGCAGGGTCATTCCTTCTATAATTATATTATCCGGTTGTGTGTCTCCACTGTTAATAGAGGGGAACCGCACATAACCACTATCCCCACCTAAACTACTGCCTACACTGCTAGAATCTACAGTTTCAAATACGTGTGTACCTGTAGTAGTCAATTTAATAATGGTATTACCAATGCCCTCGCCCTTGATAACAGTGTTTTTTGGTATAAAAATAGTGTCGGAAATATTGTATACACCTGTAGGGAAATACAATACTTTAGCAGCCGATACTCCAGGATAGGGTTGATAGGTGCTAGTGGACAAAAACAACCTATCCACAGTCATTCTTAATAGAGCAGTGACATCATCAACTCCATTACCCTCAATGCCAAAATCTTTAACACTGACTTGGTCGTCTAATTTGTCTAGTAAATTTCTTTCGTATTCTGTACTAACTTCGGCTGTAATATCACTGCCGTATCGGTACACATACGAAGTAACTGTATTAACCGTAAATTCAAAGAGGTTTCTAAGATGCTGCTCAGTAAGGACTTCTACGTTAGCATCACGGCTTCCGCCATCTTCTCTACGCAGACCGATATATAGTTTTTCAGTGTCAGCAGCCCAGGCGAATTCGCCGCCTGCTAGCGGTGGAACTCCGGTTTGATTTTCTTGTCCACGACGTACCTGAATTCGAGCAATTTCCACTACTGCCATAACAAATATCCCCTTATATGGGATATTTATCCGTTCAGGCTCTTATAATATTGCTCCACTCTAGTCAACCACTGATCCTGATACTTGTTAAAATCGCCGGGCCATAGGTCAAACTGCTGATATTGAAAGTCTCGACTACACATAAACACATGTCCTTCACGGATATCAGTTCTGTAAACTTCGTTGTGTGCTAAGATATAGGCAATTAATTGTACCTTGTAATTTTCTACCCACTCTTCTTTCTTAGGTTTATTAGTCTGTTTATAATCGAAAATTGTAGGATTTCCTTTATAAACTCCTATAGCATCTGTTGTACCAGAATACAGCCCGGGAAAGTATAGACTTTGTTCTAATGCCCAAATTTCACTAATATTCTTTAGACCATTTTCAATAATAACATCGGCCATTTTATGAGCCTGCACATGTACAGGATTATTTCCAGGTTGTCTCTGTTCGCCTATGATAAATCTTTCTAGATTGGCATGCATAGCAGTCCCCACCCCAGCAGCCTCTTTTGTGATTTCAGCAGCCTTAGTCTCTCCAATACGTTTACGCCACTCAATAAGATGTGTCTTATCGCTGGTTTTATCAATAATAGTGGTCACACTGGGCAAACGTTCTCCGTCAGGAGTTTGATAAAATCGTTTACGTGTTACAGGATCGTTGATCTGTTCACAATTCTTATATTCCACTCGTTGAACAAATGGTGGTGGTGTATAGTTATTATTCATGCTATTAATTATAGCATTTATAACTATTAAATCAAATTTTTGGAGCTAAAGTTTTAGCGTTGCTAGAGGCCATCTTTTCTACACTGGGGCCTGCAGGTTGTTTTGCTGCTTGATCTTTATTAGGATTATCTGCTTTGGTTTTTAATATTACAGTGCCATTGTCTAGTATATCAGAGATAACATCACCAGCAGGATCTACTGCGTTTTTAAGTGCGATTAATCCGTCGGGTGTACTAATGCCTAGATCAAAAGATTTTAACAAATTCATCACTGCGGCAAAGGGCAATGTTGAACTTTGCCCTGCTCTGTTGGCCTGACCCTGAAGAACTGCCAGAACATCTCTGGCAGATCCTGTGTCAACTTCGAATAATCTCATCTGGCCAATTTACTAATGATACTATGTGATTCTGCTAGTTTACGAGAGAATTTACTCTCACGCATTTCACGGCCTGGTGTACCTGCACCGGCAGC